AAACCAAATCGATGTAACAAACGCAGCAACAGGTAATGCACCTGACATAGCGGCGACTGGTGGTGACACTAACGTTGATTTAAACTTTACTCCAAAAGGAACAGGTAGAGTTACATTCAATGGTGGCGGTGCTATACAAAATTTAACTGAAAAATGCACGATTGCAGCAACAGGTACAACTGGAACAGTAAACTATGATGTTAAAACTCAAGCTGTTCTTTACCACACTGCGAACGCTGCAGGTAACTTTACTGTAAACCTTAGAGGAGATGGTTCAACTACATTGAATAACATCATGGATACAGGTGAATCTCTTACTGTTGCTTTCTTAGTAACAAATGGTTCAACAGCATATTACCAGTCAGCTTTTCAAATTGATGGTTCAAGTGTAACACCAGAGTATCAAGGTGGATCTGCACCATCAGAAGGAAATGCTAACTCAGTTGATGCATATACGTATACAGTAGTTAAAACTGGAGATGCTGCTTTTACAGCGTTTGCTTCTTTAACACAGTACGCATAATAGGAGGAATATAGAAAGATGCCTTTAATTGGAACATTCGGAGCAGCTTCCTCAAGAGGATTCGGTAAGGGAGCAGGAGGCGGAACGCCTTATAACGTTCAATATTTAGTTGTCGGTGGCGGCGGCGGAGCTGGAAATGGCTACGGTGGCGGCGGCGGAGGAGCTGGTGGTTTTCGTACTATCGCTTCTAAAACTTTTGAAGTTGTTACAAATACAAATTACACAGTAACAGTTGGAATCGGAGGAATTTCAAACGTAGCTCCGGGAACACCAACTACTCCTACTGGCGGAAATGCACTACAAGGAGGAGATTCTATTCTTGTAGGTGAAGCTTCTACTATTACCTCAACAGGTGGAGGAACTGGTGGAAATGATTTTAATGGACCAACAGGAGTTTCAGCTGACGGTGGCGACGGTGGATCAGGCGGAGGCGGATCTACTCCATGGATATCAACTATTGACAACCCAGGTGGAGCTGGAAACACACCACCTGTAACTCCATCACAAGGAAATGGTGGTGGACAATCTGGAGACCAAGGAATTCCAAATAGAGGAGCCGGTGGTGGCGGCGGTGGCGCTGGAGCATCTGGCAGCAATGCTGGAACAACAAACGCTGGTGACGGCGGATCTGGTACTGCATCTTCAATTTCAGGATCTTCAATTACTTACGCTGGTGGTGGCGGCGGTGGCGGAATGGGCCCTGGCGCAGACAACGGAAGCGGTGGTTCTGGCGGCGGAGGAAACGGCGGATCACAAGTTCCAAATAAATCTGGAAATTCTGGCAGTGACGGTTTAGGTGGCGGATGTGGAGGTGGATTCTACAATAGTCCCCCAGCAAACATTAGAGGTGGTAACGGTGTTGTAATTATCAGAAGAGTTACAGCAGATTCAGATTCTGCATCTGGTGGAACAGTTACAACTGATGGTTCAGATACTATTCACACATTTAACGCTTCAGGGACATACACAGGATAATGGCTCAAAGATACGCAAAATTAGATGAGAACAATGTTGTAATAGGAGAGGTCTTATTAGACGATAGCGCATGTGGTTCTTCAGAAGCAGAAGCAGTTGCTAGCTTACAAAAAATGTATGGTTGGCAGTTTTGGAAAAGAACTTACTTTGGAACTGAAGAAGGTGAAACAAATCCAAGAAAAAATTATGGTTCTTTAGGTTTTGTTTATGATGAAAGTTTAGACGCTTTTAAACCTGCAACAGCTCCATACCCAAGCTGGACAAGAAACAGTGAAACATTATTATTTGAAGCCCCAGTAGCAAAACCTAACACACAAACAGATGATCCTGACAATCCAGGTAATCCAATAGTTGATCTATATAATTGGGATGAAGCTACTACTTCTTGGGTTAAACAGTAATTATTTTTTTAAGTTCAGGTAAATAACAACAGTCTAAATTTCCATACTTCATCATATAATATACATCATCTAAATCTTCAGCTAACGTGTGTCCGGATAGATTTAAACTTGTGTTTAACAGCAAAGGTATTTTATTTACATTATTAAAACACTCTAACAAATTATAGAAATTTTTATTATTTTCTTTTGATACCGTTTGTATTCTAGAACTACCATCAACTGCGCAAACTGAATCTATACGTTGTTTCATTTGATAAGTGTAAAGCATGTAAGGTGATGAACCTTCAATATCAAAATAATCTGATGCATGTTCTTCTAATACAGCAGGAGCAAAAGGTCTCCACTTTTCTCTTTTCTTAACTTTGTTTATTAATTCAAAAGCATCTTTATGCCTAGCATCTATTAATAAAGATCTATTACCTAATCCTCTTTGCCCTTGCTCTGACCTACCTTGAAATATACCAACAGGTTTTGTTTTTAATATGGCACATACATTTGCATTTGTAGCATGAAAAGATTTAAATTTACTTAAATCATATTTGGGTTTGAAACCAAGATAAACAGGGTTGTCTTGTAAGTTTAATTTTTTACCTAACACATGATTCATAACACCTAATGATATACCTTGATCAGTGCATAAAGGATCAATTTTAATATCTATATTTTTATATTTTGAATTTGCTAAAACATTTTGAGCAACACCACCAGTATAGGTTACATGTCCTCTTGGCATTACCTCATCTATCAATTCTTCAGTGTGTTTTTGAAACTTATTTAACTCAGGGTCATGTAAAGATTTTGCCATAAGTTTACCACAACTTCTAAACGCTCTTCCTTTTCGTAAATTAAAAACTTCTGCAGTTTTACATTCATAATCCCAGCCAATGTTCTTTTGACTTTTGTATACAATTTTGTTGTTTTTAAAAACAGTTTCTTGTTCTTTGCCTTCTTTTAAAGGAGAACCGTGTCCATCTATAACAACCATGTGTTCACTCTTTCCAACTGTAGCTTCTGCACAACTAGCATGAAAATAATGATGATGTTTGTTTTCGTAGTAAAATATTTTGCCTTTTCTTTTTATAAGGTCATATTTTTTTAACATATCTATCCATAGCCAATGACTAGAGTCATATAAAAAACTAATGTAAACTTTATCAAACTTCATACGCAGATCTTTAATCCTGTTAAGAAGTTTAGAGGTTGGGACAGACGAAGCTATAACATTACTGAACCTATCTATTTGAGCGTGTAATATAAACACACCGTCTTTTGAAATAGTAATAGATCCATCATGATCTGTATGTATCGATATAATATTCACTTGCTTTCTTTTATCGTTTTGTTATACATCTTATATGCAAAGAAAGGTACTAAGTCAAAGTAAAATTTTTACAGGTATATTACCACAAAAAGGTTTAAATTTTGATACGCAAACTGTTACCTATGAAGTTATGAAACAACATTTAGATGGTAATTTTGTAAATGCAAATTACACCAAACTACCCTTAACAAAGTATTGTGAATATCTAATGTATTTTTTATCTACAGAATGGTATGTGCAAAAACATAAAGAGAAACCTTATACAGGCAATGCATACGGAGGATCTATTGTTATAAAAGATCAATACGGATATGTTCAACTACCAACTTATTCTTCACTATCTAGAAACCACGTTGATGTAGATTTAAGCAAAACTCCCGATCAAGTTATGGTTTTAGCCTTAAATGTAAAAGATGCTTCTGCGAACATAGTATTCGAGTATGATGATCATAAAAGAAAAAATAGATCTATATCTCAACAAATAACTTGTGATAGTTTTTACTTCTTTCCTTCAGATGTAAAATACTATATAACTAGAAATAATTCAGACTATATTAACCATTACATAATACAGACATATAATGAAAGCTACGACTAATATTATTTTTGCAACACCAATTTGTAAAGTAAATGTAAATAATAACAAATTAATTAAAGAATTACTTGGTCATTGTAAAAAAATACAAAATAAAAACAAAAAAGGAAGAATAGTATCTAATCTTGGTGGGTGGCAAAGTGATGTTCTTCAAGTAAAAGATAAACCTTTAGTAAACTTTCAAAGATATATTAATAATCATTTAAAAGATTTTTCTGAAGTATACGAATATTTTAATGAGATTCCTAGAATAGATGCGCTTTGGTATAATGTTAACAAAACAAAAGATGCTAACAATACACACAATCATGCTGGAATATCAACACCAGATTTTTCTGCAGTCTTTTATTTAAAAATTGATGGAGGTAAAATACATTTTTCAAATCCAGATCCCTATCATAATTTTATGCCTACATTTAAAAGAAAAAACCCAGGTAGTTGGAATCCTTTTAATTCTGCAGAATATTATATAGATCCTAAACCAGGTGACTTAATTATATTTCCTTCTACAATAATGCATTGGGTTGAACCTAATCCGTCTAAAGATGATAGAATAACTTTAGCTTTCAACTGGAGCATAGAATGAACTTAAAATATTATTGGTTTTGTTATGATTCAGTTATCTCTTCTAGAGTTTGTGATGACATTATAAAATTACTTAATAAAACTAGAAAACAAAGAGCTACTATTGGAGCAGTTAAAGATGGTAAAAAAAAGATATCAAAAAGAAAACAAAAATTTTTTGACAAGACTAGGCAGTCAACTGTAGGTTGGAGCAATGATCTTTGGCTTTATCGTTATACACATCCTTGGATACATAAAGCTAATAAAGAAGCTAGTTGGAATTTTGAATGGTCTAGATCTGAAGATTGTCAATTAACAGAATACGGACCTGATCAATTTTATAGTTGGCACGTTGATCAACATCCTGATCCATATGATCATGGTGTTTGGAAAGGACTTACAAGAAAATTATCTAGTGTTCTTGTGTTGAATGATGCAACAGAATACGAGGGTGGTAAATTACAGTTTTGGAATAGAGCAGAAAACAAAAGAAATAATTTAACTTCTCCAGAGCCTATGCTTAGAAAAGGTTCGATAGTTGTTTTTCCTTCTTTTGTATGGCATAGAGTAACACCTGTAACAAAAGGAAAAAGATATAGTTTAACTAATTGGCATTGTGGAAACCCGTATGTTTAAAAAAGAAAAAATATGTGTAATCAAAAAAGCTTTACCTGTTTACATGGTAAATTTTTTAAATAAATATTTTCAAATAAAAGAACAAGCAGCTATACGATTATATACTGATAGACAAATACCCGAAGGGTCAGTTGAATGGGGAACACACATGGATAATCAGGTTAATGGTTCTTATTCTATTTATGGAGATCAAGCTGGAGATACCTTGTTAATTACTCTTCAACCTATTTTTGAAAAAGCTATAAAACAAAAATTAATTCCTACTTATTCTTATACAAGAGTTTATAAAAAAGGAGCTGTCTTAACACCACACACAGATAGATATAGTTGTGATATATCAACGACTCTTTGCCTTGGAGGAGACCCTTGGTTGTTTTGGTATAAAAAAGGAAACAAAAAATATAGCGTTGATCTAAAGCCAGGAGATATGTTGGCGTATCGGGGAATGGAAATAGAGCATTGGAGAGAACCTTTTAAAGGCACAGAATGTGTACAAACTTTTCTACATTATAATTCTGTAGGAACTAAACTAGCTGAAGAAAATAAATACGATGGAAGACCTTGTTTAGGTTTACCAGGATATTACCGTAAAAAAATGCAAGACAAATGATACGAACACACGACAATGTTTTTGATCAAAAATGGATTGCAGAGCTTTCCTCACAACTTTTGAAGGAAGGATGGTCTGCAGACAATGTAGCCAACAGAAATACTTTTCCTTATAAAGAATCAGGTACACATAGACTTTTAGGTAAAACTTTTTTTCTAAGACAAAATCAAGATAGTATAATTTATGATCATCAAAACATGAACCTTTGTTATAACTTAATAAACGCTTTTGATCACATTAGAAAATTAGTTGATTTAAATATGCAACTCATGGAGATAACCGGTAATTTACAGTTTAAAGATATGGATGGAACTTTTCACCGAGATGGTCCTGAAAATCAAAGAGCTTATATATTAATGCTTTGTAATGATCAGCTTCCTAAAAATATAGGTGGAGCTTTTATACATAAACCAACAAACAAAAAAATTTCTTTTCAATCAGGTAGATTAATAGAGATAGCTGCAAATGACTTGCACCGAGCAGATGCTTTTGATAAACCTTATTTTGCAAGAATGTCTATAAAATGGGTAGGTCAAATATGAAATATGTAATTGAAAACTTTGTACATCCTAACGATGCAAAAGTCTTAATGAAATTTTTTGATAAAAATGATCATCTTTGTGCTGATGGTAGAGCTTACCATGCGGAAAGAAATATTCATTATGCAGATATACCTGATAAAAATAAACAAGTTAAAGATATTCTACTTTACCTCGCTCGTAAAAATGAAATGTTTGTAGACCATTTCTTTGCTGTAAGAGTTGAGTTGTGGCACAAAATGAGATTATGCAGATGGAAGAAAGGACACAGCATGCCTTTACATATAGATCGCCAAGAGGACAAAGGAGATTTATTTCACTTCTCTTCATTGATTTATTTAAATGATGATTACAAAGGCGGAGAGTTATTTTTTAAGGAAGAAAACAAAATACAAAAATATAAATTAAAAGCTTTAAGCTGCATGATATTTCCAAGTGGAAAAGAATTTGCACACGGAGTTAAAGAAATCCTGAAAGGAAAAAGATATACAATACCATCATGGTACGTACTAAAAAAATAGATACTACGTTCATACATCAAGAAATTATATCAGGTAAGATATGTGATGAACTTATAGACTTTTACGAGTCTGGTGAAGGAACTGCTGGAGTGCCAAAAGTTAGAGGTATGATGAGCGGTGATAAAAAACCTATTCTTAATAGAGCAGCAAAAGATTGTGAAGAATCTTATTATAGAGGTTTTCCTCAAAACTATAGAGATGCTTTAGAAAAAGTTTGTAATAACTATAAGAAGAAGTATGAATATTCAACTATATCTTCAGCACCTTGGCAAGTTGGTCCTGTAATAAAAATACAAAAGTATTACCCTGGAACATCTTACAGTGCTCTTCATTATGAAAATCAAGGTTTTGGTATTTCACTATATAGACATTTAGTTTTTATGACTTATTTAAATGATATTAAAACAGGTGGAGGAACTTTTTGGCATTATCAAAATCTTACAACAAAACCTAAAAAAGGTTTGACAGTTATTTGGCCAGCTATATGGACCCATACTCACAAAGGGTTGCCTGCTCCAAAAGAATTAAAATATATATGTACAGGATGGTATGAATGGGAGAACAACTTAGATTAGAACATTATTTTCCAACAACTATTGGAAGAGTTGATTGTCCTTTTATAGACGAAATTAAAGAACCATATAAAAAAATAATATCTAAATTTAAATATGAGTCTTCTGGTTTTTGTCGTGAAAGAGTGCACTTAAATAATAAATTTAGAAAATTAAATACTTGGATTTTAAAACAGATACATGAATATGCGAGAAAACATTTGTATGCAGACTATTATGAATGTAAAGAATCTTGGCTACTAGATTATCCAAAGGGCGGTGGTCAATCTTTTCACAAACATCCTGGTTTTATTTTTTCTGCTGTGTTCTTTTTAGAAGGTTACGAAAATGATACTGCCTTAAATTTTGAAA